TTGCTCTGGTCGATGCGCTCAAAGAGGTCGGCCACCGGATCACTCAGCGGCTTGGTGTCGCCGCGCAACTTGAGATCAAGCTGGGTGTCCAAGCGGTAGACACCGGCATCCGAGAGGAAGAAAACATAGCGCCCCGCCGTCACAATGCTATTGCGGGCCGAGCAGCCGATCTCGTCCGTGACCAGCTCCAGCTTGGCCACCGCCGTATCAATGGCGAAGTCGCTGCCGTCTGTGCTCGGGAATTGCGCCAGCGTGGCCAGCCAGATGCTTTTACGGCAGAAGACTAGGGCGCTGCCCTCAACCCAAGGATGCACGGCAACGATGAAGTCGCCGCCACCGGCGCCGGTGCGGAAGGATTGCCAATACGGATCGTAGAGGTCGGCGTCCAAGTAGTCCGACAGCGCAACCTGGTCGCGGCCGTCCGGGATGATTAGGCGATTCTGGATGTAGCTGGCCCAGCCGACCGAGCGCATCTTCTTGTAGGTCGGCCCTTCGGCGGGCACACCGGCCGCAGCGCGGACGAAGCTGCCGGTGCCGGTCCAGTAGAGCGGCGGCTTGACGCGTCGAACGCGGATGTTGGCTACGGCGTGGGAGGCGGTGCCGGTCGGGACGGTGATCTCGAAAGAGTTGGTGTTGTTGTTCGTGGCCAATACGCGGAACTCATGGCCGTCGAAGGCTGGCGTGGTGCTGCCCTCAATGCGCACCGTGGCCCCATTAGGGTAGCCGTGGGCGTCCACGTTCACCGTGGCCGTCGTCCCGCTCACCGCGATGCCGGTGCTGTTGGTCAGCTTTTGGACATAGTTGCCGGCCAGCGCCGCCTCGCGGAGCACATAAAGCCGGTCGTAAGCCTGCACCACCGAGACCGTGTCGGTTGGCTCAATGGTCTCGTCCGGCGAGCTGGGATAGCCAACCGTGACCACCGTGTCGGTCGGCGAGGCATTGCGCCAGAGGTAGGCGCTGTCAGGTCCGGCCATCACGATGTATTCGTTGGCGTTTTCGTAGTTGCGGGAAGCAAAGACGCCCGCCGCGAAGATGCCGCCGCTGTAGGTCGTCTTGACCAGCGGTCCCTTGTTGGCGATCAGCGCGCCGGTGGCGTTGGCCGTCGGCGTGCCGGTCATGGTGTATTGGAAGGTGGTGCCGCTCGGCGAGCTGATGACGAAGTCGCCGTTGTATTTGCCGGCGTCCACTCCGGTGGCGCCACGGATGTTGACCGTAGGCGTGCCGGTGTAGCCATGCGCGGCGGCCGTGGTTACGGTCGCGGTGGCGCCGCTGAAGGTGATCGTGCTGATGGCCTTGTCCGCCGCCAAGTCGAAGGACAGCGTCATCGGCTCGTCCGCCGTTGAGATGGCATCGGCCAGCCGCTTGGCGCCCTTGCGGGTTGTCGCCACGCCACGGTCCAACCGCATATTCACGCTGTCCTGCAACATGCCAGCCGGCAGCGTCACAGGATTCAAGCGGCTGGCGAAGCCGATGAAGCCGGCATCGCCATCGCGTAGGACTGGACTTTCGAGTGCCATTACTTGCTGGTTAAAACGTAAGAAAGAGTCTTCGCGTTGTTCCGCTTCATCTCCGACTCAACGAGCGTGATGAAGGCCGGCCATTGGGCGGGCGGCAGGGTCTGGCAGCCTTCCGACGAGACCCGAGTGCGGCTTCCGGCGTGGACGTTTATTCCGAAAAATCCAGTCTCTTCCTGCCCGCCGTCGCGCTGCACGGTGACAGGACCGCTTTGGACCAAAGCCGTGTAAGGGTTGCCGCTCCGAAGGCCGTGCTTGCCCAATTTGTAGCGATAGACTCCGGGCTTGAGGCTGGCGTAGCCCTTGCGGACCTTGGGGTTGATGCCGTAGCCGCCGGGATCGACGTTGGCGTTGAAGGCGGCGTGGACGTTGGGGCTGACCAAGATGAGGGCATCGTCATACAAATTCCGGTCGTTCTTCCCCTTAGCTCCCATCGAGTCCCGGTAGTAGCCGCGGATGCCGACCAGGCACACCGGATCACTGACACCGGCGGACTTCAACTGCCGCTCGGTGTCGATCCGTTTTTGCTGTGGCCGGTTTTTCGGGATCACTTGCTTGGGTTATCAACGATGCTAATTCCGGCTGGCCAATTCAGCGGCAGCAGCCTCCACGGTCACGGGGCCGACATAGCCGTCGAGCTTGAGGTGCTGGCCGCGACCATGGGTATTGAGCAGGGCTTGGATCTGCTTGCCGTAGTCCTTGAGGATGTTCGCCGGCAGTTTCGTCACCGCGATGTCAAGGATGCCCCACACGATGCCGGCGACCACCACCTCGTTCACGCCGAGGGCGGCGATGTCGAGGCCGGTCTTGGTGGCCAGATAGGTGAGGGCGGCAGCGGCGGCGGCGGTAACAGCCTTTTGCAGCAGCGGGCCGCCACGCGAAAGCAGCAGGCGGACGAGTTGTTTCTCAATAAAGGTTTTCATTCCGGTTTTCTCCACTCCTTGTAGCTGTTGAGCAGGTTCCCCACGTTCGGGACGTAGGTGATCATAATTTTGACACTGCCCCAGTCGCCCGGCTCCGCGCTGGCCGTCTTGACCGGCGGCAGCGGAAGGCTCACGCAGCCACCAGCAACGAGTGCGATGGCCAGCATGAAGGCGAACAGGGGGCGGCACCGCATTAGAGTCGGGCGTTATTGTCTTTCGCGTTGATCAAGCCCCAGCCGGCAAGCACCGAGGCCACGATCAGGCCGAGGTCCGGCAGCGTGTCGGTGGCGAGGTATTCCTTCGTGCCGGTGGCCAAGGCGATGAGGATCGTCAGGGCGCCAATTACGTTTGTTTTCCAGTTTCTCATTTGTTTGCTTTCTGTTTTCTCCGTAGGTCGTGGAGGACCGAAATTAGTGTGACCACACCGACCGCGAGGCCGACACATAGGCCGGCGACCCGCAGGTAGACTTCGAGCTGCGAGACCAAGCTGACAGCGGCGCTGCCGATACTGGCGAAGGTGCCGAGGGCGCCGCGCTCCACGGTCGAGAGGTGATGTTGTAAAAGACTCATTGCAGGTAATACGCTTCGCGGATTTCGCCCTTATGTCCGCGTTTTAGGTTAGCTTCCCACGCTTCCCATGTTGCGTGGTCTTGGTCGGGCGAAGGGCCGGCAGTCAGCGGGATGGAGCCAAATTGCTTGTCGTAGCTCCACCGTTTGCCGCCATAAGAAAACACTGCATAGGCATGCCCGCGCGTCCGGTCATCCTCGCGCCAGTGGACTACCAGCACCTTGGCCGGCACGCCCTGCTTCTGCATGACCTCGCGGGCGGCAATGGCCGCTGGCAGGCAGTCGTTGACCTGCTGCTCAGCCGTTAAGCAGGCGGGCAGAAGCAGCGCAAGGATGACGAGGAGGAGGCGCATTAGGTGGTCAAAGATTGGAGCAGGGCGTTGGACAGGCGCTTGGGGAAGTAGGCGATGCGGCGGATGTGGCCGTTCAGCGGTTCAGAGCCATCCCGCTTTGCGCCAAGTCGCAGCGCCGCCTTGTCTGTCGTTATGGTTGCCGACTGATCAGTGGAAGGCTCCAGAACCCCGTTGACAGCCATGCGTGCCGACGTTGCGGAAAACGCAAAGCCCGATGTCGCAAGGCCAGCAGACACGGCTTCGGCAAAACTAAATGCAGGAGACGCATCATAGCTGATCGTTGAGTTGGACGGGTTGTAAAAACCTATAACGTTTCCAACGTCGTCCGTCCCATTGGTTAGGTGCCAGATCGTTGGAAAACTACCAGAAAGCGGCGACTTGTTTGTGGCCGTGACAAAAGTCCCCTCGCTCTGATTATAAAACGACGACATCGGCGTGACGACCGCACTGTCCGCGCTGCGGGTCACGGCGGCGGAGGTCGTCGGAATGTAGCTGGTGGGGAAGGCGCCTTGTTCTAGCTGTGGGGCGGCTATGCGGAGGGTTAGGTCGATGGCTTGGGCGTTGGTATAATTGACGATGATCTGCGGAGAGACACGCTCGACCGACGCCGACGACATGGTAAGCGTTGCTGAATACCTTTGAGTTCTAAGAGTGGCAGAGGTTGGCGTTATGGTGGTCGATGCAGTTTGGCCCGAAACAACGGCAGCGGCGGCCGTTCTACCGGCCAGATACACTTGAAGTGTCGCGTTGGTGAGTGCCCCAGCGATAAGCCTTACATAGCAGCTGTTCGTCCACGTTTGTCCGTTTGAGGCAACGATTTGGAACACTGGTTCAGCGACAATGCTATGGCTGCTTGTTGTTGTAGGAGTGCCGCTTATTTTAAGGTCTATGTAGGAAAGCCCATCTTCAGTGCCAGTCCCGAGAATCTCTGTAGATAGGCCATTGACGGTTAAGCCGGACGACCAATTCGTCGGCATCACCCCACCACTGCCAATCACCCCATTGGTCGAACCACCAGCCTGCGAGTTGCGGATGCTGTTGGTTCTGGACTCCTCGATGAGAAGCCCGCGTGACGCTCCGGTCGCCGGGTCGTGGTCGAAGCGTGGCATTGAAGCCGCTGCACTGGTGGTAGCAAAATACTCTCCAGCTATAGATCCAAACACGACTTGCGCTCCCCAGGCATCAACTGAGGTTGCCGTATTGCTAGTTCGCCAGATTATAGATGCGCGGCGGTTTCCGGTGGGAGACGAGTATGTGACGGTCGCCGTGTGTCGTGTCCAAGTTGAGGACAGGGTAATGTTTATCTCTGTTGCGCCTCCAACGCCACTTGTGGTATCCAGCAAAATCCGCGCCGTTCCAGAGCCTTTAAGCCATACGCTAAACGTAAGCGTCTCATTGTTTACAGCAGATCCAAATTGCTGCTCAACGCGATTGGCATTTGTTGTTGTGAACGTGATCGTGTCTGCTGTTTGAGATCCGTTCGGGTCGTTTGTGGTATTTGAGCTTACGGTGGCCCCAAGTTCTTTTGACCAGACTGCATTCTCAAGGCTTTCGCTATGCAGCAGTAGGTTATGCGGAGCCAGACGCAGCGTGCCACTCGCGTCGAAATACGTTGCGTTGCTGCCTCGCGTGAAGGTAATCGCCGGCCCGGTCCCGTTGTTCAGCGTCTTCTCCCCGGCAAAGTCGCGGCTGAAGGTCGGGCGCGCGATGGCGGCGCCAGACCCAGCGTTCAGCAACAATGTCGGGGCGAGAACCATTAGGCGGTGTAGGCGATGATCCGGCCCGAGTGCAGCGTGATGGCGGTGAACTTGCCGAACAGCACTGTGCCGGCCGGAATGACCGGGGCGCTGCCCTCCGTGGCGTTGGCCGCGCCGGTGATGTTGCCGGTCAGTGCGCTGAACTTGGCATCGGCCAAGACTTGGATGGCGAGCCAGTCGCCGGTGCGGGCCGTGGTGTCGGCGATGTAGATGCCGCCGCTCAGGCCGTTAGTGATTTTGTTATTAGGGAATCCCATAGGTTTTAGTAGTTGATTAGTATTGGTTGACGCGGGCCGTCCACATGCTGGGCTGCCCTTGCTGGAAATAGTATTTGTCGCGCTGCGAGATCAGCTCGGACTCGGCGAGCTGTTCCATGGCGAGTGCTTTGTCGAGCTGGCCGTCCTCGGTTTGCAGATCGGAGGTGAGCAGGTAGCCGACTGCTTTTGCGATGACGGCGGGCACAGTCGCCGAGAGGTTGCTGACGCTGTATTCGGTCGGGCGGATGCGGTAGCGGACCCACACACTGGTCGGCAAGTCGCTGTCTTCGGGGAATCTGATGTTGTCTCCGAGCAGCGTGTAGCCGATCTCTCTCGGGTAGACGTTAGTTGCCGGATTGTCCCTCATGACAGAAAAGACCTCGCCCATGGCGGTCTGGCCGCTCTGCTCGTAGGGGATGAAGTAGCCGGTCGTGTCGTTGCCTTCGACGGTGCGGCTTTCAACGCGCATAAGCTCCGGCCAATCGGCCCACTCCCAGCAGTCGGCGATGCGTTCGTTGGCGGCGGCAACGAGCATGGTGCGGGCGCCGGATGGAATATTTGCCACATCGCTGGCGTCATTGCCGACACGTTGCCAGGCGCGGAGGAGGATGGACTGAAGAGTTACGGTTCTCATGGTGCTGCCAAAATTGCCAAAGCCTCCCCACTCGCCTCCTCAAACGCATACGGACTCGCTTCCCAATCACTCCGCCGCTCCTCTGGCTGCGTCACACCAGCGACGATCATCTGATCCAGCCACGACTGCACTGCGGCGAGCTTGGGCGAGGTCTTGCCTGCCGCGTCGAGCTGAAGTTTTAGATACAGCATGGTCGTGCTGCGGTTTCCCGAAAATCCCTGCGCGTCTACCCAGTCGGCGGCGGTGAAAGTCGCCACAGGCGGCACACTCCATTGCCCATCTGCCCACACCGCATCCGCAGACGGCGCAGCAGGCTGCACGGCCCAATCATCAGCCTTCGGATTGCCAGCGGCCACCCAAGCGGCCATCTGCTCGCCAAGGTCGCGGACATCGGAGGGATCGGTGATGCGGTAGTAGTTAAGCATAAACTCGCGGATGGTTGGCGACTGTCGCCGTGTTGTTGTTCGTGATGGCAAGGCCACCTTTTACGTCCACCAAGTCGCGGACGAGCGGGGCGTAGAAGACGAGCGACTGCGGGCGCACCTTGTCGCAGGTCATGCCGTCTGCGAGGGAGGCGATTTCGGCGGCGGTTAGGGCTGCGTTCCAGATGCCGACTTCTGCAATGAGGCCAGAGGTATGACTGGTTGCTGGAAACGAAATGTTTGATTGCGCTCCAATTAAAACGGAATTGATGCCACTATTTGAAAGTGTTGCAGATCCTGTGTTTGTTCCGCCAGATCCAGCATTAAGATAAGCCGTCCGAGAAGATGCTGATGTGTAGACGGCGCAAGCGTGAGTCCATGTATTTGCGCTGAAACCAGTTGTTGAGTCGGCGCGGTAACTTGTGCCTCCAGACTCAATGTAGTTTGTCGCAACAGGATCACCAGCAAGATGCCCTGCCGCCTGCAAAACAAATCGCTCGTTGTCGTTAAGTTTCCCAACGCACATCAACACATACTGAGTTGTGACGTTTGCCACATTGAACCAACACGCCATCGTCAGCGGCCAAGAGGTCACGGGCGCGGACGCCGTGGACAAATACTGGTTAGTGCCGTTGAACTCGTAAGCCATCTTAAGCCGCGCTCCTTACTTCAACAGCGACCAACTCCGCATCGCCTGTCATGGTGTCGTTGGTCGCATCGTCCGCATTGCGAAAGACCTTTAGGCGGAACCTGTTGCCCGCCGCCAGCGAGTCGATGGTCGTGATGGTAATCTCGGTCACGGTCTCGATGCCGCTTGTGCCGTTGGCCGCGCTGTGCGCTTCGGCGGCGGTGTCGAAGCTGTCGGCAACGCCTACGTTTGTGCCAGACTTTTCAAACTGCACACCCCATCGGCAGTTCCCGCTCGTTGCGGTGCTCGCCATCCAGTGAATGAAAACCTTGAGGCCGCTGCCGAGTGAGGCGGCTTCGGGGATGATGCCGACGAAGACTGCGCTTTCGTCGGTGGCGGCGTCAAAGTCGAGCACGGCGATGCTGTTGCGTGTGTCGAGGGTGGCGAAGGCGGTGGCGGGCGGCTGGTTGTGTTCGGCGGTGAAGACGGCGTAGGTTTTGGTGCCGCCGCCGAGCTGGGAGGTCAGCGCGATGGTGCCGGAGCTGGCGGGGACGGTTAATGTGACGGTGCTGGACGTGGGGACGTTGGCGCCGACATTGAAAGCCATCGCCTTGGTCGCATCGCTGTTGTCGAAGACCAAAAACTTATCGTCCGACATGACATCGAAGAAAGACGTGTCGGTGAGCTGGTAGTCGTTGTCGCGGGAGGCGCCAACGATGGCTTTGCGCACATAGACGCCAGCCTGTTTGTAGGACGAGAATGGCCAGGTGCCGGAATTCGAGCGGACGAGCCAGCGGCTATCGAGGGCCGCCGTGCCGTCGAGCGGCAGATCCGCATAGGTCGCCACTTCGCCTGCGAAGAAGGCAGATCCGCCGCCGCCTCCACCGGAGCCGGTGAAGTCGAAGTTGCCTGTCAGCGGATTGAACTTAATGGCCATTAGCTACGGGTGACTGTGGCGATGTTGGCGTCGTCGGTGGTTGGGGCGCCGCCGACATAGGTGAAGGTCAGCGTGGCGACCGTCTGGCTGCCCTCTTTGTAGACCACCGTGTCGAGGTTGTTGGTCGTTGAGACGTAGTTCAGCTCCACCGTCGTGTGCTGCGGAATGTTGAGACCGGCGATGTTTCTGACTGAGACGTTGGGATGCATGGGTTAGGCGGCGGGTGCGGCGGTCATGCCGAGTTGCTGGTCTTGGGCCATCTTTTGCAGCGCGGGTTGGGCGCCGGTGCGGCCGATGACTGCGTTTTGCTGCTGCTGGAGCTGGAACTGGAAGGCTTGTGCTCTCGCGTCGATCATGCTGCGGAAGATTTCGTCTTGCTGATACCGCTGCTGGACGGCGGGGTTGCTCTGGATGATGGTCTGCAAGGTTTGCAGGCGGACTTGCGCGTTTTGGCCGCCTTCTTTGAGCGGCGGCTCGGTGCCTGCGGCGATTTTTGCGAAGGCTGTTTGTTCGTCTTCTTGCTCGGCGGCGGTGGCTTGGCCGATGTCTTGGACAAGGATGCCGGCGAGGTTGGGGTCAACCGCCTGGAACATGTATTTTACGAGGCCAGCGCGGTCGATGACGCCGAAGCTGTCCAGCGGGACAAGCACTTTGGCGAGGTAGTCGAGCTTTGCGCCGAGCGCTTCGTTGTCGAGGAGGCGCGCGTCAAACTCAGCGGTAATGTCGAAGCGACCCCGGATGTCTTGGGGCGATGCGTTGAATGCCAACTGGGCATTGCCGGTGATGCGCGCGACCTCCTCGGGGGTCATATACTGTTGGGCCAGCGCCATGGTCTGCGCGATGCAGAGCTTCATGTCGATGAGCCAAGAGTCGATTAGCTCCTGCGTGTGGAGCATGTAGCGTTGCTGCGGGACGGCATCGCTGATGCGGCCAAAGTAGTTGTCCACGTCCGCACGGGTGGCGGCTTCCACTTCGATGCTGCCCATGTCGGGGCGAGGGGGATTCATCCACTCGATCTCGCCGGGGCGGCGTTCGGGGATCTGCATGCCTGGGCCGAGGATGAGATCAAACTTGCCACGGTTGGCGGGAACCTTGACCGGCGGCAAGATGCTGATGCTGGCCCTGTCGGAGCGGAAGTCGCGCTGGATCTTGATTTCCTCCTGCGCGGTCTGCACTAGCTCGGGGATGCCACGGCTCTCTAGCAGTGGGCGGGTGGCGCGCTCGCGGGGGAGTTCGATGAAGGGGTATTGTCCGTGGGCATAGGGCAGCAGCTCATGCACGCCGACCTTGTCAGGGACATGGTAGCTGATGACCGAACGGGTGACGCGGATGGCGTTGGTCTTGGGATCGTTCTCCTTGCGGTAGACGTGCCATATCTCGCACATGTCACGAAGCTGTTCGTAGAGGAACTGGTCGGTGCGGTGGATGTTGAGCGAGATACGCTTGAGCTGGCCCTTGTGTTTGGCGGCGTCTTCGATCCACTCCTCGTCCCAGCCCTCAACTGCGCCGCGCTCGCGCAACTCCACTTCAGTGAGCAATTCTCTGCGGGCAACGAACGCGGCGCGTTGAAGGCTGAAGGTCTGAATGGGGAAGATGACATCCTCCCACGGCTCAAGCGCGGTCCACACCGGCTTACTCTCAAAAATGTAAGGCTCCTCCCACTCGACGAATCCTTTGTCGCGGAACTGGCGAACTTTGACAGTTGATCCCAATTCGGGAACGATCTGCCCCAAGAGTTCGGCGGCGGTCTCTTCTTGCAGCGGGTCCATGACCACTTCCAGAAGGGCGGCGAGGTTGGGGTCTTGCGACTCTTCCAGCATTGCTTGCGCGTCCTCGATGCTGAAGGACTTGATCTCGGTGCGGCTGGTCTGCACCCAGTCAACCGCCATGACGGCCAAGCCGTAGGTCTCTCTGAATTGGGCGGCGAGTTTTACTTCGCGGCGAAGGTCGTCCAGACAGTGCTGGAACATGAGCCACTTCATCACGGTCTCAGCGGCATTGCGCTTGTCCACGTCCATGCTCTCCACGGGCTGGACTTGCACGCGGCTCTTGAAGAAGGAGTTACAGAGGAGGGCCGTGTTGTCCGAAATGATATTGTCGGCCAGACGCACACGAACATCGGATGCCCCACTCCACGGCCAGGGCTGCTTGCCTTGAGAGCCGGACCACTTCCGGCCATCCTCGCTTTGCCCTGGCCAGATGCAGAACCGCGTGTTCCAGTTGCGCAGTTTACGCTGAACATATTGGCTGCCGTCAGCGTCCGCCTGGTCGATCTCGTAGAGCATCGCCGTGATGTCCTCTGGCTTGGGTGCTTTAATCATTAGATGAGGACAGTGGTTTTGCGGGGGGTGTAGGGCACAACAGTCTCGGGGTTCTTCTTCTTGAACCACGCGCGGAAGGCTTTGTCCTTCCAGCAGCCCGGCTCGGCAGCCTCCCAAGACCAATAAGCGTCAGCGTCTATGGACATATCCTTCTGGCCGATGCCCTCGATAGCGCATTGCTCTATGCGCGCACTGGCTTCGGCGATCTGGCGTTGGCGAGTGGCGGCGAGAACAGCGTCGGCGTTCCAGCCGGCAATCAGCTCTTGCTTGACCGCGTCGGCCATCTCATCCCCGAGATCGAGGACAAGTTCTGACCAGAGATTGTCTGACATCCTAACTGCTGCCGTCCGCCTTGCAGCGGACGACAGTGTGTTAAGACGCTTAGAGCGCGTTCACGTCAACGATCTCAAGGAAGACCTCAAGTTCGCCGGTGTTGTGATCGGCCAAGCTGTCGCCAGCGGTGCAAGCGAAGGCCGCTTGGATATACTTCGGCGAGGCGGTGGTGCCAGCCTCCATGACGTAAGGCGTCGTAGAGGGGTTGACCTTGTAGAACACTTCGGTGCCGCTCGGGTTCAGCTCTTGCGAGGCGATGAACGCATTCGGGTCCGGCGTGGTATCGTCGTGACCAATCTCCACCGTGGTGGTGATAGTCGCGGCGTCCGAGCTGTCGAACACGCTGACGAGGCGGGTGGCGGCGGACTTGACGGCCGTTCCAGCAACCACAGGGATGAGGTTAATGGTCTGGGCCGCGTCGGTGTCGGTCAGATCCTCATGGGTGAGGATGACTTTGTGGGTGTAGCCGAAGGCGGCTTTGGTTTCTGCGGGCAGTTCGTAGACTTTCATAGTTTTCGATTATTCCTTAGTTAAGGTTGCTACTAGGAAGTCGCGGCGAACTCGCCGAGGCCCTTCGGGTTCCAGCACACCAGCGCGGCAATCGCATCAACGAGGCCACGCGGTCCGCCACCTTGGTCTTCCAATTCTTGGAAGCGGGGGCGACGGCCGTAACGGGACTCCAACATGTCCATGTTGAGGAGGTAGCCACGGGCCGACTGAACGGCAGCGGCTGCGTCCTTCGCATTGAACAAGGTCGGCACCAAGTTAATCGTGCCGAAGTCGCCGATGTAGGTGTCCACCGTGCTGATGACCGTGCGGTCATTGA